AACCGATAGACTATCTTGTAGAGAGCCTTATTCTGAATGGCTGTTAAAATGTACGGGAAAGAGGTATCGTTATGCTTCGTAAAATAAAATTATATGGACAATTAGCAGAATTTATTGGCCATAAAGAGTTTGAGGTAAAAGTTGATAATGTAAGTCAAGCAGTAAGTTTTTTAATTCATAATTTTGCTGGTGCAGAATCTTATATGAGTCCAAAATATTATCAAGTTAAAGTTGGTAATTATGATATTGATGAGAGTGAAATTTCTTATCCAATAGGAAAACAAGATATACATTTTATTCCAGCTATAACTGGAGCAGGTAGTGGTATGGGAAAGGTATTATTAGGAGCAGCTTTAATTGGAGGAGCTTTCTTGTTTACACCTTTATCTGTGGGATCTTTTTTCGGACCAATAGTTATGCCAGGATCTTTTGCAGCAGCGTTACCTTTAACAAAAGCTGCTATAGCTATTGGTGCATCATTAGTTTTATCTGGTGTAAGCGATATGCTGTTTCCTGTTCCTGAACCACAAAATTTTAATTCAGAAGAAGATCCACAATTATCTTTTAACTTTAGTGGAGTACAAAACACTTCAAGGGCTGGTACTCCTGTTCCAATAGTATATGGTGAAATTATGACTGGCTCAGTGGTAATTTCGGCAGCCGTTGACACTAATCAGGTAGAAGCATGACAGACAAAACTAAATTTATTAGAGGATCTGGAGGGCCACCTCCTCCACCCCCAGCTCCATATCGTGCTCCCGATACTTTACATAGTAGAAGTTTTGCTACTATTCAAGATTTAATATCTGAAGGAGAAATAGAGGGTTTTGCTAGTGCGTCAAAAGAAGGACTTACAAAAGGCACAACTGCTTATGACAATGCGAGTTTAAAAGATGTATTTCTTGATGATACTCCAGTGCTTAACTCAAATGCTTCAAGTGCTAGTCCAGCTACAACTGATTTTAATTTCCAAGATGTAACTTTTAAATCAAAGTTTGGAACATCAAACCAAACTGCAATGAGTGGTATTCCCGCTGAAAGCAGATCACCTACTGCTGTTGCTGTTACTGTGACAACTTCTTCTCCTGTTACTAGGCAAATTACTAATACAGACGTAGATGCTGTAATTGTTACTTTAACTTGGCCTCAGATACAGGTAGCTGAAGATGATGGGGATATTCGAGGTGATACTGTTGAATATAAAATACAAATTCAACATGATTCTGGTGGATTTGTAGATAAAATAAGTACTTCTGTTAGCGGAAGAACTGCAGATGCTTACGCTAGAGATCATAGAATAGAGTTAACAAGTGGATTTACAACTGTAGATGTAAGAGTGGTTCGTGTAACAGCAGATAGCACAGATTCATCAAGAGTAAATTCTTTTCAATTTACAAGTTTTCAAGAAGTTATAGATAATAATTCAACCTATGCCAATAGTGCTTATGTTGCTTTACGTCTTGATAGTAAGCAGTTTAATCGAATTCCTACAAGAAAATATCGTATTAGAGGAATAAAGGTAAGGATACCAGGAGCAGGAGCTTCTAGCTCTGGTACGCCTACTGTTGATAATGCTACTGGCAGAATAGTTTATCCAGATGGTTATATATTTAATGGAGTTATGGGTGCTGCTGTTTATACAAATTGCCCTGCCATGTGCTTATTGGACCTTCTCACTAACACAAGATATGGTTTGGGAGATCATATAACAGATAGTAATTTAGATTTATTTAGTTTTGTAGCTGCTAGTAAATATGCAAATACAGAAGTTGATGACGGAACAGGCTCTGGTGCAAAAGAAGCTAGATTTAGTTGCAATGTAAATATTCAAAGTCCTAAAGAAGCATTTGCAGCAATAAATGATTTAGCTGGTGTTATGAGATGTATGCCAATATGGTCTGCTGGTTCTATAACTATATCTCAAGATAAAGAAACTACAGCAAGTTATCTTTTTAATTTAGCAAATGTCGGAGAAACAGGTTTTACTTATCAAGGCAGTAGTCTAAAACAACGTCATTCTGTTGTTTCTGTTAGTTATTTCAATATGGATTCAAAAGAAGTGGATTTTGAGGTCGTAGAAGATAGCACCGCTATAAGTAAGCTAGGCACAATCGTTAAACAAGTGAAAGCATTTGCGTGTACCTCTCGTAATCAAGCTGCGAGATTGGGTCGTGCAATACTTTTTGCTGAACAAAATGAATCTGAAACAGTTACATTTACAACTTCTATAGATGCGGGAATTGTTGTTAGACCAGGTGCTGTTATTGAGATAAACGATCCAGTAAGGGCAGGAGCTAGAAGAGGTGGTCGTGTGGTGGCTGCAACAACAACTGCAATTACCATTGACGCAGAAGCAGATACAACTTTACCAGCTTTAGCTGATAATCCAATTTTGAGTGTAATTTTATCTGATGGATCAGTAGAATCTAAAACTATTACAGCTATTTCGGGAGCAGTGTTAACTGTTGATTCTGCTTTTTCATCTGCTCCAAATGTAAATTCACCATACTTATTATCTAGCACAAGTTTGCAAACTCAATTATTTAGAGTAATTCAAGTGGAAGAACAAGATGATATTAATTATGTAATTACAGCTTTATCTTATGTTGAAGGTAAATATGCTTTTATTGAAGACGGTACTGCTTTACCTACAAGAACTATATCTATACTCAATGAACCAGCATCACCACCAAGTAGTTTGACAGTTACAGAACAAACAGTTGTTATTAATAGTATTGCTAGAAGTAAATTAATTGTAGATTGGCAACCGGTGCAGGGTGTTACTCAATACTTAGTTAATTACAAAGTAGAAAATGGTAATTATGTTTCTCAAGTTGTATTTAGTAGTGATTTTGAATTATTAGATACTGTAAAAGCAACTTATAATATTCAAGTTTTTTCATACAATGCAAAATTAGAATTATCTACAAATCCAGCCGAAACAAATTTTACAGCACAAGGTAAAACAGCATTACCGGAAGATGTTTCTGGATTAACAATAGAACCAATTAACGAACAGTTTGTAAGACTAAGATTCACACAGGCAACTGCTATAGATGTTCTTCACGGAGGTCGGGTTTATGTGAGGCATACAAATCAAACTGGTGGTGCTGCTTCTTTCCAAGCTGCTCAAGATGTAATTGAAGCTGTAGCTGGTAATGCTACAGAGGTTATAGCTCCTGCTTTAGCTGGAACTTATCTTTTAAAATTTCAAGACGATGGTGGTAGATTTAGTTCCAATGCAGCTAGTGTAAATCTTTCTCTTGTTGATATTTTAGATTCAATCACTGTAAAAACTGACAGAGAAGATACTGACGGAACACCATATAACGGAACGAAATCAAATGTTACTTTTGATTCATCTCTTGGAGGATTAAAACTTACAGATCCAACTGCAAATGCTACTGGTACTTATGACTTTGTTGATACTCTTGATCTTGGTGCGACATTCTCTCTTACATTGAAAAGATTTTTTCAGGGAGTCGGTTTTTATGTTGGAGATCAGTTTGATAATAGAACAGATAATATAGATACTTGGACAGATTTTGATGGAACTGTTGCTAATGATGTAAACGCAAAAATAGCAGTGCGAACTACTACTGACGATCCAAGTAGTTCACCTACATATTCATCTTTCAATGATTTTGCCAATGGTACTTTTAAAGGTAGAGCATTTCAATTCAGAATTACTATAGATACGTCAGATACAGCACAAAATATGAATTTACAACAAGCCGGGTACACAGCAACTATGCCATCAAGAACTGAACAATCATCTGTTATCGCATCAGGATCAGGAGCAAAAGCAGTTACATTTACTGCACCATTTTTTGTCGGAACTTCTGCATTAGGTAATCTAAATAGTTTCTTACCTTCTGTTAATATTTCTCCGCAGAATATGGCAACAGGAGACTTTTTTGAACTTAGCAGTATATCTGGCACTGGCTTTACAGTTCATTTTAAAAACTCAAGTAATGCTAGTATTGATAGGAACTTTACCTACAGTGCTGTTGGTTTCGGCAAAGGAGG